CCCTCTGGGGCTATCTGCAATCCGGAGGGCTTCGTGCCGTCGAGGTTGCACATCGCCGCTGGGGCAAGGATGACATCGCCCTGCATCGTACCGCAATAGCGTCAACGAGGCGGGTAGGGAATTATTGGCACATGTTGCCGCAATTCAATCAGTGCCGGAAGGCGATCTGGGAGGCGGTCAACCCGCGCACAGGCATGAAGCGGATCGACGAGGCATTCCCTGAAGACATGCGATCATCCACCCGGACCACGGACATGTATATCGGCATGAAGAATGGTTCGTCATGGCAGCTTGTGGGTTCCGATAACTACAACGCCCTGGTCGGCTCCCCGCCGATAGGGATAGTCTTTTCCGAGTATGCGCTATCAAACCCTCAGTCCTGGGCCTACCTTTCCCCGATCCTCGAAGAGAACGGCGGATGGGCCGCGTTCATCAGCACGTCCAGAGGAAACAATCACCTGAAACAGATGCTGGATTTTGCCCGTATTACGCCCGGCTGGTTCGCCGAGGTCCTGACGGCTGAGGATACGCCGGTATTCACAGCGGTGCGCCTGGAGGAGATCCGGGCCGAGCTTGTGGGCACGTTTGGCCCTGAGATGGGCGAGGCGATGTTCCAGCAGGAGTATTTCTGTTCGTTCCAGGGTGCGGTCATGGGCTCATATTACGGCAAGCAGATGGCTCTGGCTCGCAAAGAGGGGCGGATCACAAGCGTTCCCTATGAAACCGGCGCCGAGGTCTATACGTTCTGGGATCTGGGTGTAGATGACAGCATGACGATCTGGTTCGCGCAGTTCATCGGCAAAGAGACCCGCGTGATCGACTATTACGAGAACACCGGCATGGGACTGGCCCACTACGCCAAGATCATGAAGGAAAAGCCCTACGTCTATGGCGATCACTACATGCCGCACGACGCGGCAGTCCGGGAGATGAGCGCCGGCGAGCACGCAATGTCCCGTGTAGAGGTTGCCGAGAACCTGGGGATCAAGCCAATCATCGTTGTTGATCGCCCTCGCAACAAGGACGCCGTGATGAACGGCATCGAGGCTGTGCGTAATGCCCTGGGTGCGTGCTGGTTCGATGAACGCAAGTGTTCCATCGGCATATCGGCGCTTGAAGGCTACCGGTCAGAGTACGACGAGGAGAAGAAGGTCCTCCGCAACACACCGCTCCACGACCATTGCTCACATGGGGCCGACGGGTTTCGTACCTTCGCAGTCGGCTACAGGGCGAAGCGGATCGCCAAACAGTCAAACAGGCAAGTGTTATCAGGGTGGGCCGCATGATTTACCAAGGCGACTGCTTAGAGATCCTGCCGACGCTTGAAACCGGGTCTGTTCAGTGTGTGATTACGTCTCCACCCTACTATGGCCTTCGGGATTACGGGACGGCCAAGTGGGAGGGTGGGGATGAGGATCATGAGCATGACCGGATGGCAGCTCGAAACGGTCGCGGAGGGTCGGGTGCTCCAGGAAAGCAAACCGCTGATGCTTACCCAAGCGATTTGCCTGCCGCTGTGTGCTCATGTGGTGCAACTCGTATCGACTCTCAGATCGGGCTTGAATCCATACCAGAAATTTACGTTGAAAAGCTGGTTGCCGTGTTTCGGGAATTGCGGAGGGTGTTGAGGGATGACGGGACGGTGTGGTTGAATTTGGGAGATTCTTATAACGGCAGTGGGAAAGCAGGAAGCAACCCAGAATATCAAGCAAAACATACTGAGTTTGGTAAGCCATCAAAAGAAAAATCACGATTTGGTATGCCTACCAATATTAAGGCATTGAAGCCCAAAGACCTGATCGGCATCCCGTGGCGCGTAGCATTTGCCTTACAAGCGGACGGCTGGTGGTTAAGGCAAGACGTCATCTGGCACAAGCCGAACCCCATGCCTGAGAGCGTTTCCGATCGCTGCACAAAGTCCCACGAATATATCTTCCTGCTGACGAAAAGCGCTAAGTATTTTTACGATGCGCATGCGATCAAGGAACAAGCAACGTATGGGATACCAAACTCTCCCGGCAGTATTTCTTCTCCATACGGACAAGGATTTACGCGCCGAGCGGCAAAAGTAAGCGGGACATATAGCCAAGATAGTGGAAAAAATGATGGGAACCGACATCCGTCAGGAGGCTATACCACAGAAAACGGAAAGCGCAACCGCCGTTCCGTCTGGGTTATCACCACCCGTCCATACCGAGGAGCCCATTTCGCAGTCTTCCCCCCTGAGATCCCGGAAATCTGCATCAAGGCCGGAACGAGTTTGAAGGGGTGCTGCCCTGAGTGCGGGAATCCATGGGAGAGGGTGGTGCAAAAAAGCGGCGGCACGATAGGCAAAGGTAGCTGGATAGACCATAGTAAGGAAAAAGAACAGGGAATGTCTCGCGCCCATGGACCTTTATTGGATAAGGACAGGCCCTGGGATAACGGAAGTTATGAAGTAAAAACACTCGGCTGGCGTCCCACCTGCACCCATAACCTTGAACCTATTCCCTGCACCATCCTTGACCCCTTTGCAGGGGCAGGAACTACCGGAGTCGTGGCTGAGAAGTTAGGGCGGAAGTTTATCGGGATCGAACTGAATCCAGAATATGCAAGAATGGCAAACAGGCGGATTGACAGCGTGCAACCTCTTTTACTGGCGGTGCGGTGACGGCATGAAAGTAATCGAGATGACATTGGGATATTACAAAGGATCGCCGGTCATGGTGTTGAAGCCGGCAGGGGCGGACAACAAGAAGCGATTCATCATCAAGTTGGAAGACCTTTGGAAATACAGTGATACGCACAACGAGCTGTTTGAGTCTTTCATCGCCAACAAGGTCATTCAGATATGCGCCCTATTTGAGATCACGGTGCCCAAGGGCGAGAAGGCTTTCGCCCAGATGATGGCTTTGATGGCCGGGACGATCATGGACGGCATAGACGACCTGGTCAAGATGCCGCCCTATCGGGCAGGGCACGACGACCCGGACACGGTGATCGACATGCCGCAGCCGAGCGATATGCCCGATATTAAAGTGGGGATGATGCACTCATGATCGAGCAACTTCAAAGAACCGAGAACATAAGGCGCATCGAGGAATACACCCCTCACGAGTTTGACGTTGACGAACACCTGGATGATCTGGGGCTCGAAAAGCCTCCCAAAGGAATTCATCCGCTTGATAGGGAGGTAGTGCGTAAGCGGTTTGCAAAGGTGTCCTCGTGGTTCGCCCAGGAAAGGGTGCGCCAGGCCGATTTCCGGCGTGAGTCGATGGCTGACCATGAGTTCTATGATGGCCCCGGACAGTGGACGCAGGAAGAAAAGGCGACACTTGCCAAGAGGTCACAGGTTCCCATCACGTTCAATCAGGTAAAGCCGACGGTCGATTGGGTGCTGGGGACCGAAAAGAAGATCAGGGTTGACTACCGGGTCTTGCCCAGGGGCGAAGAGGACGCCAAGAGCGCGGAGATGAAGACGAAGCTCTTCAAGTACGTCTCCGACGCGAACAACGCAGGATTCAAGCGGTCGAAGTCATTCGCGGATGCTGTGCTGGCTGGGGTAGGATGGATCGATCACGGGATCAATGCAGACCCAGACAATGAACCGCTCGCGGTCTCATACGAGGACTGGCGATACGTTTGGTGGGATACGCTGGCAGTCGAGGACGACCTGAGCGACGCTCGTTACATCTTCAGGGGCAAGTGGGTGGATGAAGACGTTGCCTGTGCCATGTTCCCGGATAGGGCAGACGTTATCCATGCTTCTGTAATCAGTGGAGAGCGAGGATTCGGGTACGAAATGTTTTCTGAAATGCTCGACCCGGCATTCGATCCCAAGATGGCCGGTGGCGTCGCTTATGGGTCGATGGGTGTGAGCCCTCAATATACCGGGTTCTTCGGGTACATCGGCACGCAGACCGCAGTGGAGCCAAGGGACAGGGTGTTCCTCGTCGAGTGTCAGTATCGAATTCCGGCGACAAAGAAGATACTGAGGGGCAAGGAACTGGGCACGCTCCAAGGTGTTACGTACAACGATCAGCTCCCGGAACACCAAGAGTTGTTGGAGCTAGGAATCGGGCAGCCTGTCGAGTCAACCGTGATGGAGATGAGGCAGATGATCTTCACCGGCGATTCTGTCTTGCAGGACGGTGAGTCGCCGTACCGACATAGACGTTTCTCCCTGGTGCCGATCTGGGGATTCAAGCGGAAGAAGGACGGCACGCCTTATGGCATCGTCCGAAACCTCCGGGACCCGCAAAAGGACCTGAACAAACGCCGGTCGAAAGCGCTCTATCTTCTGTCAGCCAACCGGGTGATTGCCGACGACGATGCGATAAAAGACACGGATCAGAGTTGGGACGACATCGTTCAGGAGGCGAATCGTCCCGATGGATTGATCAAGATGAATCCGAAAAGTCAGCGCGGGATCGAGATCCAGAACGAGACCAACCTGGCCAAGGAGCACGTCGCCCTCATGGAGCAGGACGAAAAGTACATCCAAAGCGCGTCAGGGGTGACAGATGAACTGATGGGCCGTGACACAAACGCCGTATCGGGGAAGGCGATCAGGGCAAGGCAGGAACAGGGCGGTGTAGTAACGACGGCCTTCTTCGATAACAACCGGCTGGCCTTTAAGCTGTCCGGCGAGATCATTCTGTCGATGATCGAGCAGCTCTACACACAAGAAAAGAAGATCCGGATCACCGGGGGCGAGAACGGCAAGACACCGGAGTTCCTTGAGATCAACAAATACAACCCGGAGACGAAGGAGATCATAGGCGACATCACAGCAAGTCAGGCGGATTTCGTCATTTCCGAGCAGGATTACTCCGCGACGATCCGGGAGGCCATGTTCGAGTCGATGACGGAGATCGTCAAGACCATGCAGCCCGAAGCGTCGATCCAGATCCTTGACCTCGTGTTCGAGCTGTCTGACCTGCCAGGTAAAGAGAAATTCGTTGACAGGCTTCGCTCCCTCACAGGACAGCGGGGCACCGATGCCGAGCCCACGCCCGAAGAAGCGGCGGCGGACCAGGCCAAGGCCGACTCTGCGGCACAGGCGGCAGAGGCGCAGAACCAGATCCTTCAGACGCAGCTCGCAGCTGAGCAGGCGAAGGTCAAGAAGCTCGAACAGGAAGCACAGCTTATCGCCGCGAAGATCAAAACCGAGTCCGTCAACCAGCAAGTGAGCGCCGCGGGGGTCGATTATGACAAGGAAAAGCTCCGGATGGAGAAGGCCAGCACGTTGCACACCATCGAACAGGGCGAACACCAGCGGTCCATGCAGGTGCGGGATCAGAACGTCAAGGAAGAGCAAACGGTCCACGGCATGATGATGACCGAAAAGAATGCAGAGCACACCGCAGATCAAGCGGAGCACCAAAAGACAATGGACGTGAAGCGCCTGGCTCTGGACGAAAAGATGATCAAGCATAAAGACACGGCAGGGAGGTCCATTGAAAGGGGACTGAAAAGCAACAACAAGAAATGAGACAAGGGTAGTAATTAAAAATTGGGGTTCATCCAAGGTCTGATCCACCGCGGATGACGCAAGAATAATCAAAGGGGGCATGTCGGTGCCGACACATCGACGCGCTCCCTTTTTTTATTGCCCCGATCAACCACAACCGAAAGAGGGAGAACATTATGGGAAAAATCACGGAAGACGAGCTGGCGATGCTGAGCCCCGAAGAGCGAGAAGCCCTTGAGGGGGAAACGGAAAACAAGGGCACGGAGGAGATCAAGGCTGAAGAAGAGGCCGCCGCAGCCGCCAAGGCGAAGGAAGAGGGGGCGGGGGAAGCGAAGCGAACGGTCGAGAAAAAGGCGATCGAGGAAAAGGCGGCAGAGACAGCGGAAGCAGAGGCGGAAGCGGAAGCAGAGGCCAAAGCAGAAGCGGAAACGGAGAAACTCGAAGCAGAGGCCAAAGCCAAGGCGGCGGCAGACGCAGAGGCGGCAGCGGCAGTCCAGGCAGCCAAAGAGGCGGCAGACCTTGAGGCAGCGCAGAAGGCAGAAGAGGCCGCCGCCGCAGCGACCATCATTGTGCCCAAAGTCGAACCTGTTTTTATCCTGGAGGCCGAGAAAAAGCACGGAACCAGGGAGGAAATCGAAGCCAAGATGTCGGCGCTGGACACGAAGTTCGAGGACGGGGACATCACCCTGGCCGCATACAACAAGGAACGCGCCGAGTACGTCGAATCGCTCACCGAGATGAAGATGTTCGACAAGATCAACGCCCAGGTCCAGAAGGCGGCAGTCGAAAAGGGATGGAAGGACGCCCAGTCTGATTTTTTCAGAAGCAATCCAGAGTATTCGGCGGAGCGGATCAAGAATGTGTCCTTCGTGGACGCCGTCAACCGTCTCCTGGCCACCGACGAGTCGAAGAAGATGACCGACGCCCAGATTTTCGAGGCCGCAAAGAAAGAATGCGACGCCGTTTTCCACCCGAATGAACGGGTCAAACCGGATGAAAGCAATGAGGTGGCCAAGCCGGATGACAGCAACGTTTCATCCCTGGACGAGAAGCGCAAGGCCGTCGAGGCCGCGAAAAAAGTGGAAGCCGACAGGGCCGCGGGGATCAAGACGCTTGCCAAGGTCCCGGTATCGGAAGGGAATCATGGAGACGATAAGTACGACGCGATCGATAAGCTCACGGGGGAAGCCTACGAGAACGCAGTCGCCAAGATGAGCGATACGGAACGGGCGATCTACGCAGCCCGTTCATAAAGACAGTAGTTCCCACGTTCTGGTTCAAACATAGCCAGCCCGATGACCGGGAAGTGATGGGGGAAATGGACAGATGGTGAAACACAAAAACATTTTCTATCACTTTTAGGAGGTTACACAATGGGACAAACAATCATCGGTGTAAACGACCCCAAGGCCGTCAAGAAGTATTCGGCATTCCTGGCAGTGGACGTGGCGCGGGATTCCTATTTCTCCCGCAAGTTCATGGGCGCTGAGGGCAGCTCCATGCCCATCCAGGTCGTAAAAGACCTCGAAAGTACGGCGGGAGACAAGGTTTCCTTCGACCTCGTCATGCAGTTGAAAATGCAACCCGTGGAAGGGGACACCCCCCTAACCGGTAAAGAAGAGGACCTGAAGTTCTACTCCGACGACATCCTGATCAATCAGATGCGCGGCGGGGTGAACACGGGTGGCAGGATGACGCAGAAGCGGACCATCCACCAGCTCCGCGAGATCGCTCGTGTGCGGCAGTCTGAATGGTGGAGCAGGGTGTTCGACGAGTTGTTCTTCATGTACCTGTCCGGGCTCCGCGGTTCCAACTCGGACTACATCTTCCCGACCAGCTACGCGGGCTTTGCCGGGAACGCCTTTAACGCCCCCGACGCCGAGCACTTGCTCATGCCCGGCACGAAGATCAAGACGACCATTACCTCGGGCGACACGATCACCCTTGGGCTCATCGACAAGGCTGTGGCTCTGGCCTCGATGATGGGAGGCGGAACGGGGGGAACTCCCAAGATCCAGCCGATCCTCATCAACGGCGAGAAGCACTTCGTCCTCTTGATGAACCCGTGGCAGGTGTACGACCTTCGGCAGACCACGGGCGGCGCCGGCTGGCTCGACATACAGAAGGCGGCGGCAGCGGCTGAAGGCCGCAAGAACCCGATCTTTCAGGGCGGGCTCGGCATGTATAACAACGTGGTCCTGCATGAGCACCAGGCCGTAATCCGTATGGCCGACTACGGCAACCCCGCGACCGTTGAGGCGGCGCGGGCTCTGTTCATGGGCGTCCAGGCGGCAGTGATCGCCTTCGGCTCCAAGGGCAACGGTCTCCGCTTCGGCTGGTACGAAGAGGAGAGAGACAGCGGAAACCAGGTCGTGATCAGCACGCACTCGATCTTCGGAATCTCCAAGGTGCAGTTCAACGCCAAGGACTTCGGGATCATGGCAATCGACACGGCAGCCAAGCAGCCGGTCGGGTAACAGGGGATCACAGGCATGACAACGGGGGAGACGGATCTCCCCCTTCATTAAAGGAAAAGGAGATACGACTATGTTGAAATCGACAAACGTGGCAGGTTCCCGGCCTTCTGTCTATCCGGACGAAGCCGGGAAGGTTCTGGTGAGCGACGGTACATACGAAATCACCGCTGCTCTGAACGTAGACGAGCAGACCATTGCGTTGTGCTCGCTCCCGGTAGGGTGCATCCCTCTGGATTTCACCCTGATTGTGGACGACCTCGATTCCGGTAGCGCTGCAATCGTCGTGGATGGCGGTGGGATCGCCTCGACGGAAGACTCGGTTGATAAGATTATGATCTCCGCGTCTACCGTTGCTCAGGGGGGCGGGGTTGCCCGTTCGACCCTATTCCCGATTGTGGCCCCTGTTGAGACGGAGACACTGTTTGGTATGCACATCACCACGGCAGCGGGGACAGCCGCAGCAGGGACCATCCGGGGGATCTTAACGTACAGAGCCGAAGAGTACGGCGGATAAGACAGGGTCACACGACCCCGTAGGCGTGGCGGTGGGGGTATCCCTCCTCTTGCTCCACCGCCACGGCCTACAAACATTGGAGGATTTATGCAGGTTCAACTGTTCGTTGAGAGAGACCAGAGCGAGTGCATCGTCAATCTGGCGGGAACGGCCTACAAGTTCAAGCGAAACGAGCATGGACACCTTGTCAGTGAGATCACGGACCAGGAGCACATCAAATGGGTGACGGACCCGTACCATAACACCGCATTCAAGGAATACAACGTCCTGAAGAAAATCATCGAAGAAGTGGTCGGTGATGCTGTTGTCACGGAAGTGAGAGAACTCGTGACAACCGTGACAGAGCTGCCCGTGCATGAGCAGGTCGGTAAGGACGCCTTTGCACCCCACACCGGACAGGTGGACAAATCTCCCGAAGCCAAAAAGTC